CAGGGCCGCTAGGCGAGTCACCATCGTATGCCTTGGCGTAGAACACACGGGCGATCTTGGGCGCAGCGTTGACGACCACTACATCGAGGAAGCGTTCTTCAACTTGCGCGATCTCCTTACCCCCGCTGATCAAGCGGAACGTGCCGCCCTTGATGCTGATGCGGTTGCCTCCAGTGTCGCCACCTGCAAGCGCCTTGGACAGCGAACTTGTCTGGGTGCGGTTGCGTGCAAACGCGGGAACATTGGCGGGGTTGAAGGTAGTAATGTTACTCACGGACTTCTCCTTAACGAGTTGGTTTACGAACAGAAATGGCGTACTCCGTCATGGAGTTCAGCCCAGGGGGAACAAGACCAGGGTTCTCATCGAGGAACTGCGCCATGTTGCCTTGCGCGATCCTGCGCTCAAGCAAGTCCACGGCTTCATGCTGTACCACGAATTGCTTGAACGAGTCCCAGTCTTGGGTGTTGTAGCGCGTCTTGGTAGACAGCACCACAGTGCCTTCGTCGGTGCGAACGGTCTTCACACCAAGCGACAACATTTGGTCTTTCATTGCAGTCTTGATGGCATCCTGCTGAGTCCTGATGCGCTCGACTTCGGACTCGTAGGTGGCAGTCAGTTCCTGTATCTTGGACTGCATCTTGCGGTACACCCTCGCTAACTTGTCGAGGGGTAACGGCGCTTCAACTTCTTCACTCATCTGCTTCTCCTTATTTGTCTAAGATTGGACATCATACATGGAACGCGTACAAATGCAACCCCCTTTCTTCAAATTTCTTGCGTCTCGCTCTCGAACATCTTGCTCAGCAACGCGTGGTCATCGACCTTTGTGGACATCGCTGTGAACAACTTCTTCTCTATATGGGAGGACTGGATGTGGACAACTGTGACCTTGTTGGACGACTGCCCCTTGCGGTCAACCCGAGCGATGCACTGCATGTACATCTCAACGCTCATCAACGGCCCGTAGAACACCACCGTGTCAGCGGCTGTCAGCGTGATGCCGTGCGCCGTAGCCTGTGGTTGCAGCACGAGGACGCGCACGTTGTCTGTGGTCTGGAAGTCGTTGATGATCTGTGCACGCTTGGTTGCCGACACATCGCCGTGTATCTGCGCGTTGCCTACGCCGTGCTTGGTCAGGTACTCGCTGATCGTGTCGATGCTACTGCGGAACAAAGCGAAGACGATCACCTTGCGTGCAGTCTCCTCCAGTATCTCGTTGAGCACAGACAGGCGCGGGGCCGAGTCGAACACCACAACTTCTTTGTCGTCAGTGTACGCCGCACCGCAACTGATCTGAAGCAACTTATTGACGGCCACCCCTGCGTTGACCGCTGAGATCGTCTCACCTGCGGCCATGACGAGCATCTGCTCCTTGAGCATGCGGTAGTACTTGTTCTGCTGAGGCGTCATGGGCACGTCACGCGTCACCGTCATCACCGGGGGCAAGTCGAGGCACTGGTCTTTGGTAAAACGTATTGCAGGTTGCAGTGCCTCGTGCACCATGTCCTTCGCTTGCGGCTTAGGCGCCCACTTGAAGTTGGTCACCTTGTACATCACCTTGTCGCGCCAAGCCGTGTAGAACTTAGGCACGCCGTTGGGGTTGACCAACTTGGCCAGACCGTAAGCGTCGATTGGCGACTGCGATGCGGGCGTGCCCGTCATCATCCACAGATAAGTGTCGGGCGTGATGATCGAGGCAAGTGCTTTCCACCGCTGTGTCTGCGGGTTCTTGTAGGCGTTGGCTTCGTCAACGATAACCATATCGAAGCGCCCATCGTTCTTAACTTCTCGTGCAATCAGGTTCAGCCCATCGTAGTTGGTGATGACGAACTCGTAGTCCTGCTGAATCATCTCAACTCGCCGTGAGGCTTGCTGATGGTGCGCGACGATGGCACTGCGATGTATCACTGAGTTGCTGATGTCCTGCATCCACGCGCTGTGCATGATCGACAGGGGGCACAGGATCAGCACGCGGCGCACCTCACCACGCTTCATCAGGTAGTCAGCCGCCCACAATGCCGACAACGTCTTACCCGTACCGGGGTCGTTGAAGCAGAAAGCGCGGCGGTGCAGGGTCAGGAACGATGCGGTGTCGATCTGGTGCTGCATCGGGGTGTAGCGCCCCGGCCAGTCGTACTTCTTGGTGATGGGTGACGGTACGTTCTTGACGCCCAGGTTCTTGAGCACCCGCGCCTCGTCCAGCCCCCAGTAGACGGCCACATCGAAGCCGCCATCGGAACGAGGGATGACCTTGTGCTTGGGGATGACGGTGTACTTGTCCGGGTTACGCGTTCGGACAACCAACGCTTTGTTGTCAACGATCTGCATGGTCACTCAGCCTTGCGACAAACGAATCGCGCACGGTCAGTCAGATAGTGCGACTCAAGTTGCCCAGTTGAGCGCAGTCGCTCCGCCGCTATGGCGAAGAACTGATCGTCTTGCAAGGTCGCGGTGTCCACCCAGTCGTTGCCAAACCGAGCAAGCCACATGTCCATCAACGTGCTCAGGGGAATCTTGAACGCGTCATGGTCAAGCATCTCGCTCGTGACAAACGCTTTTGGTGTGGGATAGCGCGTGTCGATCACGCCGCCGCCAACTGGGTACATGGTGTTGTGGGTTGTGTGCCAGTTCCCTATTTTGTTAAGAGCATCATCTAGTGTCATCACTTCTCCTTTATTGTGTGGTCGCTGTTACGTGCGTACGACCTGTTCGCACTTGCCTTCACCGCCTTGAGGTTGGAGCGCGTCGTCGCTCCCCCTTTGGATAGCGGTTGCTTGTGGTCAACATCTTTCCCATCGCCCTTGCTGACAACTCCCTCGCGCTCAAGCATGCGCCGCGCCTTGTTGCGTTGAGCACGTTTCTTCTTGACCGCTTCCGTCCCATCGTACTGCTCGTACTCTTTCTTGTAGGGGCGGGGCTTGTTGACGTAGGGCATGATTACCTCCTAGTGTTTGGGATTGAACTCACATCCAGTGACCTGACACCACCCGCATAGCGGTGTCTGTGTGGGGTTCCACACATCGTGGGCGTGCGCGGCCTCCAGCTTGGCAACTCGTTCCCGGTATTGCCACCACGCCTTCTCAGCATCTTCGCGCACCATAGTCATCTTCACCATGTCGTTCTTCACAACGAACAGCAGAGCCGAGCTAACCTTGCGTATGTGTGGGAAGTGTGCGAACACCATGAGCGACATCAGCACAAGCTGATCCCTGTCCGGGTACTTGTTGTTGCCGGTCTTGTAATCAACTACGCGAGCCGTGAAGTTGTCGTCGTTGATGATGAGCAAGTCGGCGATGCCGCGCACCCACCTGTTGGGGTCATTGAACGCGCACGGTTGCAAGTCCTTGGTCAGCCCCATCTCGTGTTCGCACAACTTACGTCCGGGCTTAGCGATGAGCGCATCGAGCGTCTCCTTCACATACTCGAACTGCGGCGGCAGGGGCGTGCCGTCACGCACGTATTCCTCAGCCGCTTTGTGCAAGTCCTTGCCGTAGATGGTGTGCTGCGTCTCTTGGAACGGGTACTTCTTGAGAACCTTGACCTCGTGGTAGCGACGAGCGCATCCCTCGAAGTCCTTGAGGGCGCTGTGTGACCAAGTGATGTTCATTAGAACTTTGCTGAGTTGATGGCGTTGTTGAGACGGTAGGCGAACCGAGTCACAAACTTCTCGTCGTTCACCAGTCGGCTGTCCATGTCGTGCAGGATGGCGTGGGTCAACTCGTGCCAGAAGGTGTCGCTACGTTCGTGCTTGCCAACTGCTTTGTTGTGCGCTTGCTTTGCAATGCGGATCGTCCTACTTTCGTAGTCAATGTGCCCGAGCGCCATTCGCGGCAGACTTTTTGGTTGCTGGACGCTGTACGTTGTCCGGCTTACCTTGATTGTTTTTGGCAACTGCATATCGCTTCTCCTTTTCTTCGCTCATGTATCTGAGCGTGGTTTGCAACAAGCGGGATTCCACAACCAACTGCATGGCAGTCTCCCGCGCCTCTTCATACTTGTCCTCAAGGCACAAGTCATGAATCTCTTTGGCTAAACGCTCCACCCGCATCAAGGGCATCGCGTAGTCAATCAGCACAACTTCTTTCATTTCTTTGTCAGTCCGTATCGTCTGTGTGCACCACCGTCAGCGGCCAGGGGTATCCCCGGCATGTAGCTCGGCTCCATAGTCATCTGCGCCAAGACCCAAGTCTTCGCGTCACTTGCCTCTTCTTCAGGCGCAACAGCAATCAACTCGTCGTGCACCGTCCCCACAATCGGGTAACGCTTCGCCACTCTGAGCATCCCGTCCGTCATCACGATCCGCGCAGTGCCCTGCACCACGTTGTTCGTGATCTTTCCCGCATACAGCTTCGTCTCGTCAGGCCCATACACCCATTGCCTTCTGCCCCGAGAGTCCTTCTTTTGTCGAAGGTCGGGGTAGAGCAGGCTCATGCCGCTGGGCAGCACAATCTCGCCTTTGCGGAACGTAAGGCATTTGTACACCACTTCTTCGCCGTCTGCAAGGCTTCGTTGAATCAAAGTTGAAAAGTAGTCCCACAGCGCCACCACGGGCCATGCAGTGGCACGGTAGGCGTCGATGATCTTCTTGGCAGCAAGCGCGTGCACCAAAAGTTCTTTCTCAGTGCACGTGTGGGGTATCTCCAAAAGACGTTTCTCGTTGTCCTCCCACTCAAGGAAGCGTTCAACGTACTCCCGGTTTACCCCTAGTGTCTTGGCAAACTCCTTCTCGTACCGCACAGGCGGCGCACCCAGGAAGCCAGTAAGAAGTTGCTGAGCAAAGGATGCCCACCCCAACCCGTAGCCGCACCCGAGCAACGCCGACTTGGCAGACTGGCGCAGGTCAGGGTGGGAGTCTTTGGTCAGACCAGGGATGTTGAACATCTGCGAACCGAAGGCGGCATAAGGATCGCCCCCGGCCTTGAAGATGTCGAGCATGTCTTGGTAGTCAGCAAGCCAAGCAAGCACCCGAGGCTCGATCTGCGACAAGTCACCCGCCACAAGCACGTGCCCCGGCGGCGCCATGATTGCGTTACGCAGGAACGATCCGCGCTTCAAGTTCTGCATGTTGATGGCGCTGCCCTTGGCCGCAGTCCATCTGCCAGTTGTGGCTCCGTAGTAACTCAGAGGAACCGGGAGCCTGCCACGCGATGCGATGTCCAGAAAACGTTGCGCTCTTGTTCGTTCGCTTGTGGACTTGACCTTGAGTCGGGCTTCGCAGATAAGCGAAACGTCTTCCCGATCCCCATTTCTGAGGGCTTGAAAGAGCGCGTCATTTTTAGCAAGCGCGAGTGTCTCTTTACCTGTAGTCTTACTGATCTTCGTTGGCGGCTCCACCCCAAGGGTCCGAAGGATTTCAGCAAACTGTTCGTTCGACGCAAGTACAGCCTGATCCACGCCGAGCCTCTGTAGTAGTTCTTCACGTGCGTTCCTTTCTTCTTCAATGGCGTTGCTCAACATCTCTGTATCAAGTTCAAGCAAAGGCCGCGTGTACATCTTGAGCGTCATGTCGATGAGCCGCAACTCCTTGGTCGGGTAGCCGGGGCGCAGGCGACTGAATATCTCTTCGCACAAGACAGTGTCGTGCGCGCAGTACTCAGCCAACTCACGCTCAACTTCTTCGCTGATCTCGTCCAACATGCCATCGGTACTGTGCACGGCCTTGCCCTTTGGTGGCAAACCAAAGTCCTCAGCTAACTTGGCAAGGCTGTTGCCCACCTCAACTCCGCGCAGTGCACGTGCCATCGACAGCGTGTCGAAGATGAAGACGGGGTGGATACCGTAGCGCCAGGACAGGATGGTCACATCGAACTGGGCGTTGTGTGCGAGCACAGCAGTGCGGCTCCAATCAATGTAGCTTGCCCACTCTTCAATAGCATCGCCCCGCACCCACATCGGGTATGCGTTCTGCCCAACTTCTTTCCAACACAACCCCCATGCCTTGAAGCGTGGGTCGCGCACGTACTCCTCTGTGGTCATCTTGGACAGGGTGTAGTCTTTCCTGTCCCACGCTGTCTCGAAGTCGATGACGAGGATGCGGTCGAACGGGGCGCTCAATTAAACATCTCCTTGGGCGGCGCATCTTCAGTCACTCTGTACTGCATGTGGTTGTCAGCGGCTTGCAACAAGGATGCAGCTTCCATTTCGGTAGCGTTGATACACAGCACCATCATTGCCGGGGACTTGTTCCCAATCAACACCACCGCATGTTTCTCCTCGTCGGTGTAGCACTCGATCAGTTTGGATATGACCAACTTGAAGTGGTCACGCTGATCTGGGGTCATTTGTTCTACGTGCATCTCAATCTCCTTCTCAGTTTTGAACAGGCTCATTTAAGCAACTCCCTAAGTTCGTGCAGGTTGTCTTCGTTGATGACCAACGCAGTGCCCCCGCAGTTTCGTATGCGCTCCATGTGCAACTCCTGCAAAGCGGTGGGTTTGTTTTTTCCCGCCTTGGCCTCTATGCCCACGAAGCGTCCGTTGTGGCAAACGAGGAAGTCAGGCACGCCCGAGTTGCCGTAGCCCGTTCCGATGGGCATGGCGTAGTAAGCCTTGGCTTCATCCAACATCTTGCGGATTTGCTTCTTGACTTTGACCTCTGGTGTGCTTGCCATTTGTTGTCCTTGTAGATGGGGGGATGGGTAGATTCTGCGCCCCCCGCCGCAGCCGAGCAATGGCGCAACGCAGGTTTTAAGCGACTAGGTGCGTTGCGCTTGTTCCCAACACGAACATCTACCGGGCGCGTGTTGAGCACATGATTCATCCTAGCCGCCGATCATGGTGATCTTTTCGTCGTTTTTGTGTTGTTCTATGTTGTGCTTGAGTCGCAGGTCTACGCTTGTGCCGTGCGTTGTGAAGCGATGTCCGTTGTCACACTGGTAACGTCTGCGCTTACGTCCGTTGAGCATCGTCCGCGTTGACAGGGTGTGTGTTTTCGCTTGGCAAGTTGGGCACTTCATACTGTTAACGACCCCACACTCTGCACTGCGCGTCGATCCAGCGAGCGTAGGCTTGCGCGACATCGTAGTTTTTTGTGCGCTGACCACCGGGCAGCACCCACCCCTCTTCCACGATCAGGTTGCGGCTCGTTTGCGTGGCGGTGCCCCACAGGATGCGCCCCTTGCCAATGGTGATGCTACGGCCATCGGCGAAAACACGTGCGCCGTCATCGTTGTCTTTAATGGTCTTGGTCATTTCAGTTTCCTTTCAGTTGGTTGTTGATCTTGCTCATTTCTTCTCCTTCTCGTACTCTTCACGCGCTTCCCATCCGGCCTTTGCGCCTGCGCCCCATGCCAAACTCCATGCGATGCACCACAGGTCGTAGGAACCATCAAGCGGGAATTTGAACCCTTCGCCCTTCTTCATCATCGCCTTCATGTCTTTGCGCTTGATGATCCGCTCCCAAGCCTTGTCTCGGTCTGGGTTGTGGAGGGGTACGTCATCGAAAAAACCTTTACTCATTTCTTCTCCCTTGCGCTAACAAACTCTTTGAGATGCAGCAGAGCGTGGTCGTAACCTTCGGAAAACATGGGGTGACGCTCACGCTCCATGCCCATGAGTTCGTCAATCGTGTCGAGCATTGCCTCGCGCTCTCGCTCTGCCACCAGTCGAGCAAAGTGTTCAAACGAAGCGATGCCCGTGCTAGAAGCGACCAGGAAGTGGCGGTCGATGTAGGCATGCGCTTTGTTTGCCATGTCGATGATTTCGTCGCGGGTCATACCATCCCCCACACATAGTTAATCAACACCGCCGCCACCACGAACGGGGCGAGGAACACCACAACCAGGGCAGCAAGCAGCCACGCCACGGCAAGCCAGTCAGTCAGCCACTTCACGTAAGCCACCCTGCCCAGTGCATGAAGTACACCAGGGAAAAGAACAGGAAGCCAAGCGCCGCCAGCATGGCGGCAAGCCAGCCCAAGTCCTCCAGTCCGTCTTCATTCAGTCGTTGCATGTTTCTCTCCTATATGTTGGTCAAACGCCAAACAGGTTGTGCACGGGCGTGGCTCTTGGCGGTTTTGCTTGGCAACATGACGCCTGTGCGCGTGATGCGGTTCTTCTTACTCAAGTCGAGTGCCACGGCCCCCCATGCGTTTGGTGATGGTGGTGCGCTGATTCCACAGGCAACAGCGTATGAGCGTGCATCCTCAAACAATGCACCACGTTCACCGACAGCGGCGAAGTACTTGAGTGTCAACGTCATTGCTAGGTCATGCCACTCGTCCCCCGCATTCGCCAGTGCAATCTTTGCACCCTCATCACGTAGCGCACGGCCTACGTCTACATCGCTACTCATCTGGCTCTCCTACATCAGCGCCTCGGGTGCGTTCTCCCACACCTTTGGCTTAGGTTGTTTAGGTTGCTTGTAGGGCTGGCCCTTCCACGTTGGGAAAGGCCAGACCTTGGGCGGTGGGTCTATGCTTTGCGCTTTTCGGGTACGTGTTGCTTTGCGAGTAGCCATCTGTCACCCAATCTGCGTACGCTCTTAACCCACTGGCGTTGGTTGTGACGTTGCGTGTGGATCGGTACGTAATCCACAGCAAACAACTCACGCACCAGTTTCAGTGCTCGTGTCTTCATCAAACCCTCCCAGTGAACAGTGCCTTGAAACGCTGGCTCCATGTCAGGTTGTAGTGCGGTTGCGGAACCTCGATCTCGATGTACTGAGTGCGAACCTCTGGCGCTGCCTTCTTCGCAAACTTGCCACTCTTGACGTACTTGCGCTTGACCGAGCCTGCAGCGATCTCTTTCCTGCGCTCGTAATCTCGCTTGGCCTTGGCCTTGCGTGCCTTGACGCGGTCGTGGTTCTGCACGCTGTAAACGTACTGCGGCTTGCACCCAACATCAGCGGCGATTTGTTTCGCAGTCTTCTTCTGCTTGAGCAGCACTCTGACGAGCGCAGCCTTGTTGGTTTTGGTGGGGATGGTCGGGGTGGTCGGGGCCACGTTTTCGGTTGCGTTGGTTTCTTGCGTTTGTTTTTTCATGTCGCTTCTCCTAAAAAGAAAGATGATGACCGTTCCCAAGAGGGACGGGCAGAGGGAAGGGGGCGATGCCCCCCGGCTTAGAAGTTGAACCGACCAAGGATCGAGTCAACTGCTTTCTTGGTATCGTCACGTACGGCTTCGTTCTTACGCAACTCGTCAGGCGTGACACCGACCAGTGCTTGCTCCAACTCGTGACGTGCTGCTTCGAGTGTGGCGTCACCCACCACGTTGAGCGTCTTGATCAAGTCGCACAACTCCAAGGCGCCATCGACAAGGGAGCCGTGGAACCTACGCGCCTTGGCTTCACCTGCCACGGTGTCGGTAGTGAGTCGGTCAGACATACGCTTGAGGTGGTCGCCCAGTCGTGCACGCACATCTGCCATCGCCGCCTCGACACGCTCGTCAGCGAGTTGAGCCAACTTGGTTTGCAATTCTTGTTGAGCCGCATTGCCTACGTCAACCCGGAAGTCACCCGCAGTAGGCACAGGCATGTAGTTGACTCGGAACGAGAACTTGGTAACGATCTCATTGGCAGTTGGGTAGTCGTCGCGCTTGAACATGTCACCGAGCGCCATCGCCTGAGCAGTGATGAGCGTGGGATAGATAGCCACAAACGCGTTGACGGTTGCCTCGAACTCCGACTCGAAGTCGTTCATCTTGTCGGTGAACTTGATGAAGTTCTTGGTGGGCAACAGGCGCAGGCCCGAGTCAGACCACGGCAGGGTGTTGTCGTACACGAAGGTACGCACACGGTTGACCAGTTGCTGCACCACATCCAACTCACTGCGCCCGGCAAGCAAGTGCTTGTTGACACGTGCGGCATCCTTAGCCGCCGCGTTCTTGTTGGTAACAACTTCCTCAGTGGTTGAGCGATCCAACTTGCGCGCAGTCCACACCGAAGCGTTGAACTCCACGAGCATGGCGCAGGTGTCGATGTTGTAGCGGGGGGTAACTTGAGTATTCATGTGCTTGCTCCTTTACAGTTGATTAAACGTTGACGTTGATGTGAAGAACCTTGCCGTGCTGAGGCACGAACGTATCGTTATTGACCACTCCCCAAATCGCAGGCATGTCGGTGCGTGGCGTGTCGCAACCGATGTACCCATCTGTTAGCCAGACCAGACCCTTGGCGTTGATCTTCTTCTCCTTGAGATACTGCACAACTACATCGGGCGTAGTGCCGCCGCCACCCGCAGGCTTGAGCAGGGATGCGATGCGGTCGTAGTCGCCAGGGGCGAACTCTTGGTCACCACATACTGACGTGTCCCACCACAGCACGCGCACCTTGGCAGGCTTGGTCGTCTCGCAGATACGCGCAACTTCACCGAAGATGTTGGTGTAGTACGGCCCCATCGAACCCGAGGTATCGCAAGCGATGACCAACTCGCCGAGCGACTCGCTGAAGTGCGAAGGCATCACGAACCCTGCGGCAAGCATGCGCTTGTTGGGAGGACAGAAGCGAGACAGGTCGTCACCCTCGGACACCGATGCGATCCAGTCCTGCAACGCAGACACCCAGTCAGTGTCACGGTGCGCCGCAGTGCCGAAGATGTCCCGGCCACCACTACCCTTACCCGCCATGCGCTTGGCAATCAACTGGCCTTGCCGAGCAGCGTCCTCGATCTCGCGCTCGTGTTGGCGCTCGGCCTCCTCGTCAGCGAACTCCATCTCCTCGTGTGCGTCGATGGGTTCATTGAAGTCGCCGCCACCATCCTCGTCACCACCCTCGCCGCCACCACCCTTGCCGTTCTTGAACAAGTCGTTGAAGACTTGCGGGAATGACCACCCGAAATACTTGGGGTCGATGAGGATGGTTGGAGTCGGGCGCTCAACGAACAGGAAGTTGGGGTCAAGCTCCTCGATGATGCCGTTGACCACATAGTCCTTGGCGATGTTGGCTAACTTGGGGTACTTGCGCGACACCGCTTTGTAGCCAGTGCAGTGACGCAGGGCCACATGCAGGTTCTCGTGCATGACGAGGTAGCGCATCTGCTTGCGGTTGAGTGGCTTGATGAACTCAGCGCCGTACAACTTGTCACGGCCATTGGTGCATGCAGTCTTGACCGCTGTCTGTACCTCAGACTTGCCCATCGCAATGTAGGCAGTGAACTGACAGAAGGCAGGGTGACGCATGCAGTCGATGTTGGCCGCAGACACACGCTGTTGGAGTGTTAGTTTCTCGAATGACATGGCATTGCTCCTTTCTTGGTTGGTTACTTAGTGCCGAAGTAGATGCGGTGCTTGGCAAGCAAGTCCGCGAACTTCTTGTTAGTGCCGAAGTGCAGGGCACTGGGCGTGCTGTCTGCGCTGTTGGCAAGTTGAGTGCAGAACACCGACTGCATCTCCTCCTTCATGCGGTTCACATACACGAGCACCTTGTCTGCCTCGTCACGAGACTTGGTGCGGTTGATGAACTGCAACACCTGCACCAACTGCACACCTGCGTTGTCAGTCAGCGGTGCGTTGGCAGGATCGTGGAGCACACGCTCGAACGGCGTGACCTGATGGCCGAAGCGCACGAACGAACCGATGGACTTGGATGTGACCTCGCCCACCGCACCAGTGAGCAGGGCTTCGAGCGTGTCGTCGTCAACAATATTCAAGCACTTGTGCAATATGTCAGACGCCGCATGCAGGGAGCGCGGCGAAGCATACGCATCTTGCTGAATCTTGGGGTTGAAGATGTGGCCGTTGTCCTTGGACAGATTCCTGCCCTCGAACTTGCCGCCCTGCTCGTAGTCGATGAACGAGTCGAACACCATCGGGTACTCCATGCAGAACGCAATGATGTACTCGTGGATGCCGTTGGCATACGCCCACTTGACCCACTCCTCCATAGTGGGCTTACGCATCTTGATGACAACGAGTCGGTTACGCAGGTGCGCTTGGATGGAGTCGCCCAGTCCCTCGATAGCAAGGTTGGTTGCCGCGAAGATAGTCGAACCATCAGGCGCGTGATACGCACCGAGTCGATGCTCATAGATGATGGGGGCGATGGTGTCCTTGATGTACTGACGAGCCTTGGCAATCTCATCGAAGAACACAAGGATGGGACGCGCACCGTTGACACCCTTCTGATTGGTGTGGCTCAGACCGAACCGCTCGTTGGGCAACTCACGGGATACGCCATGCTCACGGTCAATGTCAGGCATCCACACCGAACCATCGGACAACTGGGTGCAGTCGATGGGGTCAACCGCGATGTGGTTGATGAACTTGGGATGCCGCTTCATTGCGTGGAACAGCGCGGTCTTGCCGATGCCGTTCTCGCCCTGCACGAGTATCGTGCGCTTGTCGCCGAGGTTGATCAGCGCGTTGAGGGTCTGCTCGAAGTTGAGATAGATAGCCATGTCATTGCTCCTTGAAGTTGATGAATCGAGAACTTGTGGACACCGCGTCCACGACTTTGAACAGGGGAAGTATACCCCCCTGTCCATCCTTTGACAATATCAAATTACCTCCTTTCAGTAACAAACTACTCAGCAAAAACCCCAGTACGGGGCCATTCCCCAGGGGCAGAAAACTGCGGCAGATACTTGCGTCCGCGTTGTGTGTTGTTGCCCGATCTGTCGATGAGAAAGCGCATGAAGGACTGCGTGAAATCCTTCTCGGTTATCCCATCAATCATCTTGTTACACGCATCGGCAAAGGTCGAGTCCCACGCACCCCGCACCTCGACATACGCACGCTTGCTCAGCAAGGTATCGTAGACATGCTGCGCGGCGTCGAAGAACGCAGTGCGTGCCTCGTCTGTCCATGCGTCTTCGAGCACAACTCTCAGGTCGCACAGCCCACGCATGTCTAGGAATTTGCGTTTGGCGTTGGACGGCCACGATGAGAACGGCTCACCCTTCCACCGCTGAGGGTCAGCATCACGCGCCATCTGTGGCAAGCGAAGCGCGGCCATCTCAACCAGAGTCTCAAGCCGCTGTCGCAACTGAGCACGGGCTTGCTTGTCGGCGTCAGTCGATACCTTGCTGTAGAACTTGGCCTCGTGTGAGCGTGCCGTGTCGATGCGCCACTTGTTTGGGTCGGTCGGTGATTGCACGAGCACTATGCGCGTTGAGAACTTCTGCCCATCTGTCGGGTCAACGCAGTAGTGCTTGGTGTCTGAGAACCCGATGTGCACAATAACTTGCTTGCCGTTGGTATCGGTGATCTCGTTGGCCCAGTTTCTACGCAGCGTGTCGTAGAGAAAGTCACGGCTGAGTGCGGTGTTGTGGTTGTTGTAGTACGAGGTGTACGAACCGTCCTCTGCCTGAGCGTAGTGCCTGCCCATGATGGTTTCGTACAGCACGATGTCGTAGTACTTGCCACCATCTTGTTCGATCAGTTTGTACTGCGGGTAAGAGCCGCGCTTGGGGTGCAGTGGTCTGGTGTTGGCAGGCCACGAACTTGAGCGCACGGGCTTGATGTTTTTGAAGTGCGCTTGTGCCAGTGTGTAGTTACGCACATCGGCTGAGTGGTGTGTTGATCTAGTCATTGCATTGCTCCTTTCTTGGTTAGTCGATGGTTGGCATGGCGATGTCGTCTGCCGTGAGTTGGTAGGAAACTTTGTAGGTCATAGATGCGAGTTCCGAGTACACCCCGTCCGCATGAAGCGACACCTCGATGTACCCCTCGCGTATGGCTACGCATATCTCGTACTGATCCTCGAACAAGGGCTTGAGTGCTAAACCCAGGTTGTCGGGCGTGGGTACTACAGACCAGTCGTTGATGATGATTCCGTTTTTCATAGTGTCTTTTCTCCAATGAGTTGATAGGCTTTGTTGAGTGCGTCAGAAGCGCGGCTGATCAGCTTCCGCACATCCTTGTTGCGTGCCATGTAGGGGTGATCTAGCAGGTGGCTGTCCACCATGCACGCCACCAAGTAAGTGCGATCCAGCGCCTCGTGTGCAAGGAATGGATCGTTGGGGTTGTTGGTGTTGTCTGTTGTCATTTGCTTTCTCCTTTCAAACCATTCCGCAGTTGGGGCATGAGGGCCAAACATCGGGGTGATCTATGGACTTCATCGGTGGCTCGGTGCAACCGCAGACACAGACATAGACCGGCTTCGGCTCGGGCTGAGCCACGCCCCTCAACGCGTTGTCCACACTCGCGCTGATCTCACTGATCTGCTTGGCGGCGTTGGCATACATGGCGTGTGCTTGCGCCATGTGTTCAGGTTCAGTGGCAGGGTTACGCATAAGTTCAAGGATCAGTTTCTCCATGTGCTCCATGTTCTTACGCAGGTTGTTCCACCTGCGTTGCAATATCACCTTGTTCGTAGTCATTGCATTGCTCCTTTCTTGGTTGGTTAAACACTTGTGGACAACTTGTCCACGAGTTCGTCAGGCACATCCACCTCGTCACCGAGTTGGCTTGCCACATAGCACCGCATGGCTGCGACCAGTGGCGTGGGGCCGTAGCTCTTATCCATCGCAACCCATTGCTTGTCATCTGATTGTGCATACCCCACATAAACCACATCGATCTTCTCCTTCTCAATGATCGGGCCACCTTGCGCCCAGTCGGTTGAGTACCGGGTGTATCGGCTCGGGGATTCGCCTTCACACACGCACACCATCCAGTCGAGCGCGGCTCCGGTCAGTTCACTCGTCTTGATCTTCATTGCATTGCTCCTTTCTCGTTGGTTTCACTGGGTGTCCACCCGAGGGCAGACAGGTTGGCTGCAACACTGAACGCGTTCAGTCTGCGCTTGGCTTCCTCCTCTTCTTGCTTGCGCTTGGCCTCGGCTAGTGCCGCTAACTCCTCGGCTGTCTTGCCTGACTTGTTGCGTATGGTTGGGACGGTGTCGTCAGCGGGGTAGTACTTGGCAAACTCGGGGTACTTCTCGTGCAGTGACTTCACTGTGCGGCAGGTTTTGAACATGGCCTGCAGCTTCTCCCGCATCTCGCTTTGCTTCCGCTGCAACTCCGAGTAGTCTTCCAGTGGCTTGAACCCATCGAGTGTTGGGCTTACTGCCTTGAGGTTGCCCCAAAAGAAGCGACCCAAGTTGAAGGTGTACTCGTAGTAGTCGGTCTTGAACATATCGGGATGCTTCTCGCCGTACTGCTTGTGGAAGTCAGCGATCTCCGGTTTCATGAGTAAGTAGAGTGCGTCCTGTATCTGTTGCTTGATCGTGTCGATGTTGGTTGTGGGCACATCGTCCATGATCTTGCTCACGATGTTGGAACGCGCTGAGTCGTCGAGGTATGTAGCCATTTGCTTTCTCCTTTAAGTTGTGGACACCTTGTCCACGAGTTTCTTTTTCGCAGGGCGTGTGGGCCTTGCGGGTGGTGCGCGGCGTTGCTCTGCTGCACGCCACGAGATGAGCGCCGGGGTGTGGCGCACCTTCCTCCTTTCTTCTTCAGGTAGGTTGTTCCATAGGGTTTGCACCAGGGTGCGTTGGTCTTCAGTGGCGTAGTCCTCCCAGTCTGCGAACTGAGCGTGGGGGATGCGATGGGTGGGTATGTTGGGGTTGGTGCGTTGTTTGGTGGGGGCGTTGATGATGTCGTTGATGTGCGCCTTGATGCGTTGGAGCAGCACCCGGTACGGGAGCAGGAAGTGGGCATAGAGTTGGTCGGGCGGTGCGGTCGGGGTCTTGGGGTAGCGGTAGTTGATCTGGCCCTGAGTCCATAGCAGTTCCTTTCTGAGTGAGTCGAGTGCGGGTTTGTAGGTGGCGCGGTCTGCTTTGCGCCATGCCTTGGCGATGGCTTGCGCTTGCTTGGCCTTGGCGTTGTCCCGGCGCTTGGCTATCCAAGACTTGCCGACCAGCGGGTGCAAGTCACCCGAGCCGATGCGGTTTTGGATATGTTTGATGGTGGTGTTGGTTGGCTTGCGCTTGAGTGCGGCGCGGCAGGTTTGGCACAGCGAGGAGACATAAAGGATGCGGCGCTCGCCGCTGTAGCCTCGGCCAAGGGCTTCTTTCTTGCTCATCCAAGCGCGGAACTTGGCGGCGGGTTGAGTGGTGTTGCAAGATGTGCAGATGCGTGTGTCGGGCATCGTTTTGCTCCTGTTTGGGGGTGTTTTGTGGACGGCATACCCACTTGAAGCCGTTTGCGTCCTGGATTCCACGCTAGTGGACATTTCCTGGACAGCGGGAGCGCCAGTGTTGGCGCGGGTTGCGGGGTTTTTGTCTCAACATACCTATCTCATTTTAGAGTGCACTTAGGGAAAGACCAACTTCCCGGACAACAAGAGCGTCCACCGCATACACACACTTACTTATCCTTTTTTATATAGATATAGAGATAGGTAAGTAAGGGGTGGTTGTGGGTGGACGCTAGTGTTGGCGCGGGTTTGCGGGTGTCCACGCGATGTCCACTAGTGTGGGATCGAGGACGCGATACCCACTCAGGGTTTTTACTAGGGTATCTCCACAAGATGTTGTGGACAAGTTGTCCACGAGTTAGAAACCGAGGCGGCGCAGTTCGGCTTGCCACTCGGACTCGTTGGCGCGGTGCTTGATCTCGTTGGCGCGTGCCTTGGCCTTGCGCTCTTCGCGCAGGGCTTTCTTGATCTCGCGGCCAGTGTTGCGGTCGATGGTCTTGGTGGTGAATTGCTTCTTCATGGTCATTGCTCCTTTGACAAGAAAAGAAATAGCGGCGACCCCCTCGCAGGAATCGCCGCCTGGAAAACTCGTGGACGAACTGTCCACAAGTTACTTCTGCAAAGAACGAAGCAGGGCCAAGGCTTGCTTGATCTGCGCGGCCTTGTCTTTGCCCTCGAACTCTGCGAGAAACAAGTTAGCGGCACTAGTCATGGCTCGCGTGAACTTCACGGGCTTGCTCTTGCTGTTCCCCTTGCGCTTGGGCAGATCAACGCTTGGGAAGCAAGCGGCAAGAACCCGTGATGTAGCGCGTGACGCATCGCAGTCGCGCACCGCCCAAGTCTCGCCGCGTTGACCCATCACGATACGGGCGTTGTACTTCTTAGCCGCCCACAGCATGACGAATGGCCGCGCAGTAGCGCGGTCGCCGATGCCAAGTGCGAGCAGTCGCTCGCAGAAACTCGTGGACGTGTTGTCCACATCCTCGAACACCGCCGCCATCGCTGTGGTGACGACCAAACCCTCGAATACTTTCTTGCTCATGTCATTGCTCCTAGAAACGAAAAAGCCCCGTGTGTGGCACAGGGCAAACCAATCGGCCAAGTCTCCCCAACCGATGCCTCTATTTTAACACAGCGTGTTTTGTAGCCTTGCGCGCGGTGCGTACTTCGCCGCGCCGCGACCCCACCCTACCCCCACCCCCCAATTGCTGAGCAAAGGGGACGGCCACACAAGAACACTAATCCTCACCCGCACCACCCATTTTGTAAAACCCTAGACACACCCCCTTCTCCAATCCCGCGCCAACCCCCCACCCCACTACAAAAATTTCGGGAAAACCCTGTAAAACATTTGACACCCCACCAGAAAAAAAGCCCCGCGCTTTTCAGCCGGGGCATAAGTCAGCTTTGCAACTGAGAGGAGAAGCGACAGACAAGTTGCCTTGCTGTCGTTTATTAGTGTACAGTCCGCGCAGCAAAAGGGAAGCCCCATGCTGGAACATCTGGTGCACTTCAAGCCGGAAATCACCAAACCGGACGGATTCGTGGAACTTGAGAAAGTGTCCGCCGAAGAGCTTTTGTCTGCGCAAGTGCGCACTGCCGACTGGCTTCAAGAGTTAGGCGCAGTTGATGACGAAGCTATAACTGCACCTTTTGAAAAAGAAGCGGCCCGCCAAGCCTTTGGTGCACTGGCCACCGCGCAAGATAAGACGCTCCAGCATCAAGCACTTTCCCAACTTAAAACTCCCGCAGCCGTGCGCCATCTAACTGGCATGCTGACGGCATACGACTGGGAGTTTGTTGAGCAGGCCAAAGAACTGCGTGGCTACACGGTGGCCAAGCTGCTTGAAGAAACTCAAAGTTCCAACGCCAATATCCGCTTGAAGGCGCTTGGTTTGCTGGGCAAGGTCACAGAAGTGGGCTTGTTCACCGAGAAGATCGAGATAAAGAAGACGGAAATGTCCGACGCTGATCTTGAGCAGCGCATCAAGGACAAGCTCAACCGTTTTATGAACGTCACCGACGTTATTGATGTGGGCGCAGAAGAACCGGACCACGCCCAGCCGACCGATGAATCTTCAGACGCTGACCAGTCTCACCCCGCGTGAGCTTTCTGCCATCCAGACGGCTCTGCCAAGCATGTCTTTGGCGGAGAAGATGGAGCTTTTTGAGGACTTGGAAGAGCGCGAGCGCCGACTTTCGCGTGATCTGGCCCAAAAGAACCTCATTGGCTTTGCAAAACACGTCTATCCGGGGTTCAAGGTGGGGCCGCACCACAAAAAACTGGCCAGAATCTTCGAGGACGTACTTGCGGGTAAGAAAAAGCGGGTGATCATCAACATCGCGCCCCGTATGGGTAAGTCCGAGTTCAGTTCTTACTTGTTTCCGGCGTACTTCCTGGGTAAATTCCCCGAGAAGAAGATCATCATGGGCACGCACACTGCGTCTCTATCTGAAGACTTCGGACGGAGGATCAGAAACCTGATCGACTCGGATGAATACGCCGAGCTTTTCCCGGAAACGCTGGTGGCTGAGGACCAAAAAGCCGCCGGGAAGTGGTCTACTTCCAAGGGAGGCCAGTATTACGCTGCTGGTGTCGGTGGTGCTCTGGCTGGTCGCGGCGCTGATCTGTTTGTTATTGACGATCCACACTCTGAGCAGGACATAAAGATCAACAGCCGCCTCGCGTTCGACACGGCGTGGAACTGGTTCCAAACAGGCCCGCTGCAACGCTTGATGCCAGGGGGCGCCATCATAGTCATCATGACGCGGTGGTCACTTCTTGACCTCACCGGGCGTCTCATTGACTACCAGACCAAGAACCCAGAGGCGGATCAGTGGGAAGTCGTGGAACTGCCCGCGATACTGCACGAAAACACCGAGAACGAGAAGTCTCTGTGGCCAGAGCAGTGGCCACTGGACCAACTCAAGTCTAAAAAGGCCAACCTAGACCCCAGGTTCTGGAACGCGCAGTACATGCAGCAGCCTACGGCTGACGCTTCTGCCATTGTGGGGCGGCACCTGTGGCGCATCTGGCCAAACGACGATCCTCCGCCGTGTGAGTACATCATCCAGTCTTGGGACACGGCCTACGAGACAAAGACAACCTCCGACTTCAGCGCCTGCACTACGTGGGGCGTTTGGTACAACGAGGAAGAGGGCAACAGCCCTCAACTGATGCTGCTGGACGCGTTCAAAGACCGGATGGCGTTTCCTGAACTCAAGCAAGTCGCACTCAAGCACTATAAAGAGTGGGAACCCGACGCGTTCATCGTGGAAAAGAAGGCCGCAGGCGCTCCGCTTATGTATGAACTGCGCAACATGGGCATCCCAGTGGCGGAGTACACGCCGTCGCGCGGCAATGACAAGGTGGTGCGGATGAACGCGGTGGCTGACCTGTTCTCCTCCGGCAAAGTCTGGGCACCCGACACGCGCTGGGCGCGGGAGGTGATCGAGGAGGTAGCGGCGTTCCCAGTAGGCGAGCACGACGACTTCGTAGACACTATGACCCAGGCGCTCCTGCGGTTTCGCCAAGGGGGCTTCATCAGTCTGGACTCAGACGAGAAGGAAGACACGTTCTTCCGCGCCCGCAAAGCGGCGTACTACTAAGGATTCATGATGGCGACGAACATCGACAAGGCGCTCTACTCCGCCCCGACGGGCATCGAAGAGTTGGCTCAGGCCGAACCGGAGATTGAGATCGAGATCATTGACCCGGAAGAGGTCAACATCGGCATCGACGGGATGGAGATAAGCCTCCGCCCAGAACCCAAGACCGCAGACTCATTCGACGCCAACTTGGCCGAGTACTTGGATTCTTCGTTTATTGAGGGTCTAGGCGGTGATCTGGTTGCCGACATCGACCAAGACAAGGCGTCCCGCAAGGAGTGGGAGAAGGCGTATGTGGACGGTCTGAAGCTGCTGGGCTTGCAGATCGAGGAAAGAACAGAACCCTGGAACGGCGCCTGTGGTGTGTTCCACCCAATGATCACGGAAGCCGTTGTTCGTTTTCAGTCAGAGATGATCACGGAGACGTTCCCTGCGCGTGGGCCGGTCAAGACCAAGATCATTGGTAAAGAGACGCCCGAGAAGAAAGAAGCCGCTGTCCGCGTTGAAGACGACATGAACTTCGAGTTGACCGAAGTCATGAAGGAGTACCGGCCTGAGCACGAGCGCATGCTGTGGAGCCTCCCGGCCACTGGCAGTGCCTTCAAAAAAGTTTATTACGACCCGAACCTGGGCCGTCAAGTCAGTATGTTTGTGCCTGCGGAGGACATCATCCTGCCGTACGGCACCACCGACATGGACACGTGCCGTCGCCTGACGCACGTCATGCGCAAGAGCAAGAACGAGTTGCTCAAGCTGCAAGCCGCAGGCTTTTACCGCGAAGTAGAACTGGGTGATCCCGACAAGAACAAGTCCGACATCCAGCAGGCCAAAGACAAAGAGACGGGCTTCAGCGATCTCAATGATGATCGCTTCACGCTGATGGAGGTGCACGTTGATCTGCACATTCCTGACGATCCCTACGGCGAGAAAGAAAACGAAATCGCTGTGCCCTACGTGGTCACGCTGATCCGTGGCACAAACACCATCCTGAGCGTCTATCGCAACTGGAACGAAGATGATCCGCTCAAACTCAAGCGCCAGCACTTCGTGCACTACCAGTACGTCCCCGGCTTCGGAGCGTACGGCTTTGGTCTGTTCCATCTTATCGGTGGCTTTGCAAAGAGTGCTACTTCGCTCATGCGCCAGCTTGTTGACGCTGGCACTCTGTCTAATCTCCCTGGCGGACTGAAGTCACGTGGTTTGCGGATCAAGGGCGATGACACGCCTATCGCCCCTGGCGAGTTCCGCGACGTGGACGTCGCTAGTGGGAACATCCGCGACAGCATCTTGCCGCTGCCCTACAAGGAACCGAGCCAAGTTCTCTACAGCCTGCTGGGCAACATCGTAGAGGAAGGCCGCAGGTTTGCTGCAACCGCTGACATGAAGGTCAGCGACATGTCGGCGCAGGCTCCGGTGGGTACAACGCTCGCGTTGTTGGAAAGACAGTTGAAGGTCTTGACGGCAGTCCAGGCCCGTACGCACAACTCACTCAAGCAAGAGTTCGGGCTGCTCAAGTCCATCATCCGCGACTACACGGAGCCGGACTACACATACGACCCAGAGTACGGCACCAAGCGCGCCAAGCAGTCTGACTACGACATGGTGGACGTGATCCCCGTGTCAGACCCCAACGCTGCCACGATGTCGCAGCGGGTGGTGCAGTACCAAGCCGTCATTCAGATGGCGCAGATGGCCCCGCAGATTTACGACCTGCCGCAGTTGCACCGGGCGATGCTGGACGTGTTGGGTATCAAGAACGCAGAGAAGCTCGTTCCGTTGCCTGATGACGAGAAGCCCATCGACCCGGTCACCGAGAACCAAGACTTGCTCAAGAACAAGCCGGTCAAGGCGTTCCTGCACCAGGATCACGACGCACACATTGCGGTGCACATGATGATCACGCAGAACCCGTTGGTGGCGCAGATCGTGGGGCAGAACCCGATGGCGCAGCAGATCGTTGCCGCGCAGCAAGCGCATATTGCTGAACACCTGGGCTACAAGATGCGCAAGCAGATTGAGGCGCAGTTGGGCATGCCTCTGCCTCCCGAAGACGAGAAACTCCCGCCGCAAATCGAGATCGCGCTGTCGTCAATGATGGCCCAAGCTGCTACGCAAGTCAACGCCCAAGCCGCTCAGCAGGCCGCGATGATGCAGGCTCAGCAGCAGGCGCAAGACCCGGTGATCCAGATGCAGCAGCAAGAGTTGCAGCTTCGCGCTCAGGAGCTTGCGCTCAAGGAGAAGCAGTTGGCGGTGGATGCTACGGCTAAAGCCGACAAGCAGGCGCTTGAAGAGGAGAAGGTCAAGGGCGACCTCCAGCTTCGGGCGATGCAGGTTGCATCCAACATTGAGAAAGACAAGGCCAAGATGCAGGCCGACAACGAGCGTGATGGCGTCAAGCTGGGCGTCGAGATCGCTAAAGCCCGTGCTGAACAGGCACGTCAACCCACTAGGAACACTAAGTGATCCAAGACTTCGCACGCGTATTGCGCGAACAAATACGCACCGACATGAACAACTACGCCGATGACTTGGCGGGTGGCGCGTGTCGCAATTTTGAGGAATACCAAAAGCTCTGCGGCGTCATCCAAGGTCTGGCGATGGCGGAGCGTTACATCCTTGACCTTGCAAAGAAAGCCGAAGATGCAGACGAGTGAAGCGGGAATCATCCTCCCACCGGGCATTAGCCTGCCTAAGACCATTCAGCCCCAGGACGAACAGGACGAGAACCTC